TGGTCTTATCTTAAAGAAACTAAAGAGGCTACTCAAAAAGCAGTTAATGCTTGGAATAAAAAGAATAAAGGTCGAGATCCTAAAGATAAACTTTCTCGAACAGAGAGAATGTTTATGGATTATATACTTAGCCAAGAGAAAAACGCTAAAGGTGAGGATAGTCCAAAACCTTTTGTTAATAAGATAAGTAAAATGCTTTCAATTCCGGATTCACATGTAGATGAAAATGGCTTCAACCCAAGACTTTGGAAGCTTGCTAACAAACTTAAAGTTAAAATGGCCAATGTGGGATACGACGTTAAGACCCCTCCTCTAGAAGGAGAAGCTACTTTTGAGCAGCTCAAAGCATTTGTTACTTTTTTAGCCCAAGCTCAAACACACTATGATCTAGGATCTGCTCCTAAAGATGCTGATCATAAGGCAATAATAAAAGCAAGTGTATTAGGTGCTCAATTTGACCAAGCAATAGCTCATACTGAGAGTAACAAGAAGAAGTTAAAAGAAAAAATAAAAGAATTAGGCGTTCCAGTCTATCAGTATTACGCTCACTAATCTCTAAGGTGAGATAAAAAAAATAGCCCTACTCAGGTCCATTACGGATCTAAGTAGGGCACTTTTTTTTTATTTAAGCATACCATTCTTGGCAAGCAGTTCTTTGATGTCACGCTTAGCTGTGTTGAAGTTTTGTGTAGCGACTTCCTCACTCACACCTTCAGCGATGTTCTCATCATACACACGCTTAAGCATAACATCGTTAATGAGGGGAGTGTAGGCTACGTCCTCAGGTAATCCAAACTCCTCAACATATTCCATGTCATCTACGTTTGCGCCGCGTAGGGCTAGATAGTTATAAGATTTTTTACTCATGTAAAGAAATACTCCGATTCCTCTATGCCTTGGATATTCAACGTGCCTAACGTAGGCTGCTCAACATCTAGGTCTAATTGGTTTGTTACTAGTTGATCTTTAATGTAGTTGTAGAAGTTATCCACATCATACATCTTAATGAATACGCTTTTAGTTAGTGATAGGAGTTTATCCACATCACATGCGTGGGTTGAGAATGAGTCATGTACTGCACCAAAGTCCTCACTCCATTCATCTATAACGAGAGCCATGTGACTTGCGTCAAGTGAGTGGACGAAGTTTGGTGAGACACCTCTCATAAATCCTCGTATATCAGGCATTTTACTTGGGACTTGAGCCACATGTTTTATCTGCCGTCCATCAATACTACCTCTAGTTTTAGAAGATCTCATAATCCAATTCTCATACTGGACTTTAAATCCTGAGGGTGTTACCCATGAAAGTGTATCTGATCCGTTGCCGTAAACTTTAACACTTGCATAACTATCTAGCTGCTTCTTTAGCTCATCCAATTCATCTAACTCTTCATCAGTTTTATCTTCTTGAATGTATAGTTCTCTATATCTAGTTCTAATAGTATCATACTCTTTCCCAGCTTTCTCTCCATCAGGACCTCTCCTCTCATACTTACCGATTTCAAATGCGGCAAGGTTTTGGAAGTAAGTCATAGTGGATAGAGGTCCAGGACAGACATTGTCGATAGCTTTAATTAAGGTTTTAGCTAGACTCCCACAGTTTTCCTCTGTTATATCATAGGTTATATGGTAGTCTTCTGCTTTACAATCGAAGAACATATTCTCTGCGATCTTCCCTGCGCCCGCTGAGTAGGCTCTAGTCATTGAGCCTCTCTTACTTATCCCTTTACGGATGTGCTTCATAGGCATGCTATCTAGTTTGAGAGTTAACTCCTCATCCTCATTTAAGTTAATCAACTCCTTAGCGGTTTGTACGTAGAAGTCTTGTTGTATCTCTGTAGGTATTAATCCAACTAGTCTACCCGTTTGTGGATCTTTAGAGATAGCACCTAAGTGTTGCCATCCATTATTAGAACCATCAATTGGTATAGGTAAGTGGGTCATGAATATTCTATTCTGCTCACTAGCTATTGAGTAATCGTACCATTCAATACAAGCTGCGAGAAAAGCCACCGGTTTCTCTGCATCTTCTGAGAAACTAGCAGTTTTACCTGCTTCCATTATCTCATTCATATACTCATTAGTCCATTGGATTCTATCTTCTATCACCATCTTATCAACGGAGATATTATCAAGTCCTTCCTTCTCTAAGTGGGATTTGTAATCAGCGATACACCATTTAGGTATCTCATCTATAGAGTAGGACATATTGAAGGAAGTAGCTGTGTGCATAGCTAACCATTGTAACCCTTCACCAGTCATAGGTTTACCTCTTGCAAACTTCAATAACCCTCTCGCTAGATCAGATCCTTGAAAGTTTAAGAATGGTTCACTGTAATATAGTCTACCTCTATAATCTGCTTCAACGTGTTGGTAGAATGCATCTGCTTCTTTAAGTTTCTTAGCTTTCTCTGTTATAAAATACCACTCAATACATTTGCTTCTACGCTTCTGTTCTTTTGCATCATTATCCTCAATGGGATTGTATGATACGAATGTATCCTCATTATTAAGTAAAGCATCTAATACTCTACGATTAATCCTCCACCCAGTTTTTTGGAGCTTATCAATCGAGCGAACCCATGGCTGCTTTAAGTCTATCTCATCTTGACTGTTCTTCACTACACTTATAGTCCTATCAGAGACTGATTGGGTGGGCTTCCTGAGTGAGGCTGGGCGTGAGAATGAGGTACCAACAAGGTTGATACGTTCACGTGTTTCTGGGATGTCTCCTAGAATAGCCCACTTTGAGGTAGCTGAGATGATGTATGAGCTATCTCTAACTTTTGGGTAGTATAGCTCTATTAGATCGTTTACTTTATAAGCTTCAATGAATAGATCACCTAAGCGGACTTGCATATTCCAAGGTAAAGGTTCTCGTTGGATGCGTGTAGATATTGCTTGACCGATAAGCATAGACGTAGCTGTAAGTTTAGCTACTCCCGCTGGAGAGTCAGAGCTTGTCCTCGAGAATTGAAATTGGATTATTGAGAAGGAGATGTTAACGAACTTGTCAATGTCTTCTTCCCAAGTTTTATGCAGCCGCAGAAGAACAGCACCGGAGTTAGCTTTAGGATTTTTAGGATTTACTTTCCTTACTTTTTCCTTTAAGTGTTCGGCTACTTGGTTTAATGCAGTCAACTTTGACTCCTCTTTCTTTTAAGAATTTTACTGCTTTCTTATCGTACTCATCCCTATAAACTACGCGTTTAACCCCTGCTTGTAGGAGTAATCCAGCGCAGTTATAGCAAGGGCTGTGGGTTGTATATACTGTAGCACCGAAAGCTCGTCCACCATTCTTAGCTAGCTTCATTAAAGCATTTGCTTCAGCGTGGATTACTTCCGGATTTGTAAGTCCTTCTCCGTTGCGAGTATCATTACCCATTCCCGCGGGCATACCGTTCCAACCTTGAGAGAGAATCTGACCCTCTTGTACGACGCAGCTGCCAACTCTAATCTCTGTGTCGTGACTGAGATCCGCAAAGATCTCAGCCACTCCCATATATGCTTCATCATATACTAACTGCTTCGACATCGAATGTACCCGCCTCTTTAAGACGTGCTGTGTTGGTGTCGTATATAGCGGACCCGGCATTTCCTGTAAGTCCAGTAAATCGGGACTTGAGTACTCGGAATTGGATTGTGTTTCGCTCTGTTTCGTTTTCCGCAACGAGATTACGGGCGAAAGCGATAATGTCGAAACTAATTTGTTTGATAGAGCCTGAGCCCTTAATGTCATCGATGCTAGCAAGCTTACCCTCCTCAAATGATTTACCTTGCGGTGATGCTTTACGTAGGTGGGAGATTAAACCCAGCCATATGTTGTGACGTTTAACTACTTTAAGTAGGTCGGACATAACTTTATCTACAGCTTCGTTACCCGATAAACCTTCACTTCCTTCGCTGACTGCGATTGTGATGTGGTCGAGGACCAAGTATTTACAACCGAGTAAGGCCATGTACTCGATCTTATCGATGAGGCTATCGTCTCCAACTGATCCTTGGTGGTCGAGAAGTACCAACCGTTCGTCTCCGAATACTTTATCGAATCCAACTCTGATTTCCTTTTGAGATAGAGGGGGAGGATCATTGATTGGTCGTCTAAGTTGCATTGAGATAAACTTTTCAGCTGTATCTCCAACGCTTTCTTCAAGAGAGATGAGACCCACTTTGTCTTCAGTTGTATCAAGTAAACTAAGAACGACCTCTTTAATAACAGTACTCTTACCAGAGCCAGTACCACTTGTAAATAGAGTGATTTCACCTTGTCTAATCCCCTTAATTTTACTATTCAATCCACTTAAACACGGTGGGAATGGTACAGATTCAACGTTTTGACGTGCAACGAATTGTTCCCATACAGCTTCACCAACTACAATACCTGATGGAGACCATGGAACAGCATCATACACTGCTTGTAGAATTGCACGAGCCCCATCCGCGATAAGCGCTTCACTTGGATCTTTACGTTTCAATTGAGCGATACGTACTTTACCAGGCTTAAGCATTTTACCTAGATAATCTGTAGCCTTTTGACCGGCTTCATCATTATCCAGCATTAAGATTACTGTGTCGAAACGATTAAGCCAATCCCTTTGAGCCAAAGCATGAGAGGTAGCAGAAGCAGAAGGTAAAGAAACCACAGGGAAAATTCTTCCTTTGGTTTGCTGCCATGCCTCCGCAACGGATAGTGCGTCAAGTTCTCCCTCTGTAATGACGAGAGTCCTGTTACCGGCGCATTGGGCTTGTCCGAAGAGCTCTGTGTTTTTGAATGTTCCATGTACTTTAAACTCCTTAGGAAGTCTACGTTCTTTGTAAGCTACGATCTCACCATTGCGTGTGTAAGGGTAGAAGTGTGATTCAGGTTTTCCATCCTTATCTACAGACATCTTAACATTAAAGTAGTCTACAATTTGTTGTGAAATACCGCGAGAAGTAATAGGATAAGACCTATAGGAACTAATGGTGGAATATGTAGTATTATCTCTATCGGTGCGGGATTCATCAAATGACACTACTTTTCCTTTATTCGGGTTATATTCGTTACATGAGAAACAATACTCATGATCTTCGTATACTTCAACTGCGTCACTACTCTGACACTTGCTGCAACTTGTTTTCATCCTTATTCTTTCTTTGTATATGGGTTGATGAGTGTAGGTCTACTGAGAAGTGTATATACTCTTCCCCTTTAGGGACGATACGCTTAACAGCTTCTATATAGTAGACTCTACAATCATTAAATTCTTCATAGACTTTTTGCAGTGTGTCTAAGAAGGGTTTCAATACGTTATCCAAATCAGCTCGTTTATTAGACAAACCAACTTCAACGAAGAATGATACGGGGTTATCCTTAAAGGGCCATTCTACTCCAGTGAGCTCATCCCGTATATCATTCTGGTACTCTAAATACTCTCGGGTTTTATTCTTCCCCCGATAGTACATCCTATTTGCGCTGAACGCTTTCACCTTCAGCCTTACTTCTAATAGTCTCATATTCCTCCCATGACGTCAACAATTCTAATAGACGTCTTGAAGTTGTTGGATCTCCAGCGTTATGTCCTCGCCAAGCAGCTCTCACCCTACTCCACTGACGGGAGGAAGGTATACCGTTAAGTATTTTATCTGCTTTCTTAGGACCAATGCCTTTTATTCCTGGTATATTATCTGCGGTATCTCCAGTAAGGCACTGCCGCATAAGGTTAAGATGACCAACATCATGATCCACATATACGTGAGTGGATTTGACAAAGTTGAAATGATTACCTGGAATTTGAAGTAAATCCTTATCAATCCCTGCGATATAGTAATCTTGATTTTCTTGTATCGCTTCGTGAGCCCAGATACAAACCACATCATCTGCTTCCATACCATCTGCCATAACAGCGCTGTGCTTATCACACATATAGTTATGACCGTAATTGAGAGCAGTTTTAAGGTCATCATTTAATTCTTTCCTATTACCTTTGTACTCTTTGTAAATACCATACCTAAAATTACCTTTACCCTTAACAGCGTGCATAATCTTATCTGACATGCATTCTTGTTTTATACGGTTGATGGTATGATTAATTGCTTTTCGTATATCACTTTTCCAATTGCGTTTCAATCCATCCTTAGACACTGCTGCTGCAGGCCTGAAGAATAAACTATCAGCATCACAAAATATGATTGCGTCCTCAGTGAACATCAGAATAATCCTTCCCTATTACATAGTCCCCACCATCCATACATTCTACTCCGAATAATTTAGGTGCTTCTTTAAATGATTCTTTTAGAATCTCACCAACTCTATCTGCATCATCAGGATGGGATTGGTATGCGATCTCATCATGGTAGAATAAACGAGGTTCAGCTCTCAAGCCTTCCTCTTTAATCTTCTGCATGGCGTATGAGACCGCGGCTTTACAAGTAATTCCTTCCGCGGATTGCAGTAGGTAATTAAGTGCTTGGTGTTCCGAAGGGCAAAAGACGGGACGTCCATCAAGCGCAGGGAACCAGCCTTGTCCTTGGGAATAATTAGTGCTTTTCCAAGTCTTACTGAGTTTATCACGTAACTCCTCCAATCCTTTAATTCCTCTTGCAAAACTAATTCTGGAAGATTTACCTACTTTAGCATTAGCTTTTCCTGTAAGGACTTGACCCAACTTAGCGTCACCAGCCCCGAAAAGGTAAGCGTAAAGATAGTTCTTGGCGAGAGGCCTGCTGCAGCTAAGAGCGTCAGCGTTTCGTTGGTGTTGGTCCCCGTAGATAACTTCACGAGTGAAATCAGGATTGGATACGTAATGGCACAAGCCACGTAACTGATTACCGCTAGAATCAGCACCGACGATAACGTACCCATCATCTGCGATAAGAAGTTCACGAAGATGTTTACCCCAAGACGCGGTAATTGCAGGAAGGTTGACAATGACTTCATGCCTACAACGGAAAGTTGGTGTACCAATAGTCCACATGTTACCATGAAGGCGGTCATCTCTAAGAGACTCAATCCACCCACGGATAACAGCTTCTCGATTTCTAATTGTGTAGTACTCATCTATCATAGTCCCAATTGGGCCCTGCTTCTGCAGAGAAGTGGTAGTTAATTTCGGACCTGTGGTTACCCATTCAAACCCGATCTTCTTCTTTTGGTACTCGTCTGGTTTCCAACCGTTGTTAAGTAACCACTCTTTGACGAGGTCCATGGAGCCGAGCGTAACTTGTTCCTCTCGACTTCTTCTAAACTCAGTGCCAGGAGCCATAACGTGGGTATCATTAGGCTTGACAGTGTGGCCAAGATACTCAGAGAGTATGCGGCATGTATTTGCATTGTATGTTCCATCTTTCTTATACTTAGGTGTTTTAGGTTCTTTATCAATGAATACAATGCGAGTGCCTAGGAGTGGATGAACTTCGTCCTCAACAGCTTTCATACGCTCTTGCATTTGCTTTTGAGTTTCAATAGCTTTTACAAGATCGAAGTTCCATCCCTTAGTTTTGACTGCTGCGTTAAACTTTGCAGTGTCGTGCTCTATTTGTAGTCCTTCCTTGATTTTAGGGTTTTTGTTATATACTTTACTATATTCTTCTAGCAATTTATTATAAATATCTACATTCACTTTAACGTCTTGCACACAATACTTCATCATCTCTGGAGTAAACTTTTCCCAAGCGTCAAAATCAATCTTACTATTGCCTAAGTGCTCGCCCCAGCCAGCAAGACCATGTCGGTGAGATCGTTTATATCTTAATGTTTGAGACATAACCCATGTATCATGCACACGTTTCTCATTAAGATTAGTGTTATATAAATCATCAACAACTCTATTATCGAAGCCGATGATGTTATGCCCGACTAATAACTCAGCACCAGACAGAAGATTAACACCATCTTGTATATTACCGTGATAACCTTCTGCATCTGCATATTTGTAAATGTAATTTGTATCTAAATTGTAGGCTACAATGCAATGGATTTTAGTTGCTTGAAGCCCGTCAGTTTCTATATCATAGACGAGACGCATGCCTTGTCCTTTCTTTAAGCTATTATAAAATCTACAAGTTTCCCTTGTGGATGTTTGTTTTGATTATGTGGATGATAGGCATAGACACTCTCATATCTATACTCATCTGCTTTTTTATCTACAGCTTTACGCGTAGTATCAACTCTTTCTACCTTCTCACTCTTCCCAGATTCAAATACTATATTTTGATGAGTATCAAATGGCATAGCAGGTAGAGGAAAATGAGATATTAAAGTGTTGTATTGCATTAAAACCTCTTTATTATTTGTTGTTTTATTTTATAGGCTTCGTATAATAGTCCAACAGTTAACCCAAGATTGATGCATATTACGAAATCTAGAAATTGGTTGGTCATTAAATATAGTCCTTCAGTTTGCCTGTGTTGCGTGAGTGGTCTGGTCCTTCCCAATTAGAAGGCTTAATTAAATCAGGAAGTCCTAACTTATTAGGACGACCAGGTTTTACACCCACTTCTTTGCTCATATTCGCCTTCATAACTTCCTTCCAAGCCTTATTAGCATCTACATCTGCAATATCTAATGTACCTATTGCGATAACACATAGATCAATTAGGCCATCTACAAACTCTTCCTCATCTCCTTGTAGATACGCTTGCATAGTCTCATTAAACTCTTCGGATAACATACGCATACGTAATTTCATAAGTTCTTTAAGTTTATCTTGGCCCACATTCATAGTCCAGTTATTCACTTGGAATTGATCGTGCATTGCTTGAATTGTAGTTGGCCAGTTAGAGTAGCTGATTAAGTTCTTATTCATATACCTTCCTTTCGAAATATTGTTTTAGTTCTGTGTATCCACCAATGAATGAATCATCGATGAATATTTGAGGCCAAGTTTTTAGCCCTGTTTTAGATACTATATCTATCGCGATGTCTTTTTTCATATCAACAGCGATGTCATAGAAACCTATTTGTTTATGACGTAATAGCTCTTTAGCTTTATCACAAAATGGACAATTCGATATAGAGTATATTAAGTACTTAGTCGTTGTCATTTTCTTTTTCTAATCCCGCTTTAACTAGAGTCACAAATCCCACGCTAAAGATAGCCATGAAAGTCTCTGGATCGCACTCAACTTGCAGTGTAGCCGAACCATCTTCATGCTCTTCTATCTCTACTATTTTTACTTCACTCATTATAACTTCCTTACATCTACATAGAACCCATCTGGTTCTTTATAAGATTTTCTTAGATTATCTGCTACTTCATCGTAAGTTAAGGTTTTTACTAGTTGCACTGTTACTTCATCACTATTCTGGAGTGGACGGTTAGGTTTACTAACCCATTCAAAGAATATAAAGTAATTGAGTATGTTACGTTGCTTGATAACGTTTAGAGTTTTCTCACGGCTTACATTCCAGTATCCACGGATGAATTTAACATCGTACGTTTTACCCTCTTTATCCATGAAATCTACCATCCATGAAGGGTGGGCAAACCATTTTCCCTCCTCGATCATATAATGTTCTAGTAGTTCTGCATCTAAATCCATTAGGAATTTACGATCAGTCCTACCCCGCTGGTTATATTGATTGAACTTCTCTTCACGATGCTTTAGGAAATTTGATTTAACTGTGATTACTTCGCGCATAAAATGCCTTTCCGCGGCGTATACCGCTTGTCGGTTAAGTTTTGTCGGTTCATAAAAAATCGGAGAGGGCTTTACGCCCTCGCCATGCTACTAGTCGTCACCTAAGATTTCCTTAATAGTTTTCTTCATGTGACGTATCTCTATAAGAGCTGCAGTTGTACCTGCAACTACTACTAGAAGACAAATTATAAGTGCTACATCATTCATTTAGTTCTTCCTTCATAATTTTATCATGTTCATCTGATAGCCATTGATCTAGCCACTTGTTATCTGATGAGTAATCATTAATGGTTTCGTAGAATTCGTTCCCATGGACTATGAATACCCATGCGGCTTGCTCACCATCATCTAATAGTATCAATGTAGAACAATCACATGCCTCACATTCCAGCCATGCTTTATCCTCATCGAAACCTTGGTATGCAGGTTCATCGTGGTAAAGGTGATCTTCTTCATACCATACTTGCAGTTCATAACCTTCGTCAATTGCCGCTTTCATTAAGCGGTACGCAATGTCATTTTTCATCAGATTGTTCCTTGTTGACTATATATGCTGCCCACATTGCACAGTAGTTTATCATATCAATTAGTGAGTCTTCAAGAGATTCGAAGTTTGTATGTTCTTGATCTAACACTGAGCGCATACGTAAATACTTTGTGTGAACCATTTGCATGTAGCTAAGATCGCCGAATGGGAAGTAGTCTTCTTCTTCGAATTGCGAACCTTGATAATCTTTTGATTTCTGTTGCTTTAACGCGGCAGCTTCTTCTAGTATTTTAAGAGCTGTCATTTTTGCCATATTATTTCCTTTCGGGATATATTCGGGTATAAGTCCCTTTAGAAGAACTTAAAAATTTGCTCTTGTTAGTTGGCCGCGAATGCGGACAACCGTTAAGTAGAGCTCTACCTAAAGGGACTTATACAATGTCTAAAGTTAAAATGCATCCTAACAGTTTACGCAACCTTACAGGCGCGTGGGATAGTGAAAGTGCTAAGGAAGCACAATTACTCGGCGCGGCAAAGAAGAAAGCGAATAGAATCGCTAGAGAACAATTAAAATTATCACTTAATTCTTGGAAAGAGTTAAGAGAAGAGCTAAGTGATGACTTTAGTTCTGTTGAGTTACTACGTGTTCTTGCTATGCAGAAGCTTGAAGAGAACGATGTGGACGCTGGTGTTGAGATACTTAAATCTATCGCTGAATTTGAACAACCTAAACTTCAACGTATTGATCAGAAGATTGAGGAAGTTGATGCGAGTGATTTAACTGATGAGGAGCTTGCTGCTGCTTTGAAAGAAATCTCAGAGGAATAATTAAAAACCCCGACTATCCGTTATGGATGGCCGGGGCTTTTTTTTTAAGCTGGTACGCAACCTTACAGGCGCGTGGGATAGGGACTTATACCCGAATATATATCGAGTTTACGAGTAAGTGAGCGTTCTGCTTTGTACCACTCAGCGTTAACTCTTGCGAGTGCTTCTTGGAGTATCCATCCTGACAATGAGCATTCAGCGCCGTGATTAGCGAAGAAACTTTTAATTTGCCAAGTTGGATATTCTTCTGCCCAGATGTACTCATCATCAGACATGATGTGACCATCTTCGAGCATTGAAGCGTACACGTCGTAACGCGCATTACCAATTTGAACATTTTCAACTGCTATATTCAATTACAACTCCTGTGTTCCATTTATTTGCTTCAGCTTGAGCTTCTTTAATAGTGTCGAATATAGCCGGCTGGTCTTCTTCAGACCATACAGCTTTATCACGGACTAGAGTATACTCGCCGAGCTCTATTTCTATTTCCACTGCGTATTTCATCTGCTTGTGAGCCAATCAAAGATTGATTCGCCTGTTGAAGAACGTGATACGAATTTACCTGATGATGAATCACGGGCGATTGATAGGTAACCTTTGTTGTTGCTAATAGAACCTTTCTTTGCGTATCTATTAGTTGTTCTACGGAACATTAAGTTTTTCTTACCGATTGGACGCATATTAATCATCGTTTTCCCTTTCTGCGATTGATGCGAATGCTGATGGTTTTGCACCACTTAAGTATTGTACTACTAGTGAGACTTGATAGGTGCTTGCTGTAGTGGTTGATTGATCTTTGAGCATACGGATTAACTCTCCGTAAGGAAGTGTTTCACTAGACCAACAATACATTGCAAATAAATCTTTAATCTCTTTAGATTTATCTACGTTATCAATCCACTCTTTAACTTTCTTTTCGGGATTTGTATCCCACTCATCGATTTCTTCACCTGTTAACATCGTAATGCCTTCCATCCTATTGGCCATATGTCTTCAAGTATTGAATCTATTTGCTTTGCCAATACTCTAGTTTCATATTGTGTGTCTGAATTTGTACGCAAGTTGCACATATCAGAAAACGCATCCATACTACCAGACCAGTACCATTCAGTAATCATTGATTGTGGTAAGATCATACGAGCTTGCTCTGGGCATACACCTTCTGCAAGCAATCTGTCATAATCATTAACAGCTCGTTGATGGTAATCGTTTAGTATATTGAATGCAATCTCGTCATCCCGTAGCACTTTTCCTGAGCCTTGCTTTTTATCCTCGCTACGTTCACGGAAACGTGATGGTGTGTAGAACTTTGGTTTATCATCTACGTAGCGACGAGATACTTCATTCCACCTTAGGAATTTATGCTTGACAAGTTGTCTTGCTACAAACACAGGTGCTTTACAGTGGAATGTTGCAAAGTTATGGCCGAATGGTGACATGTGGCGGTGCTTTGCGAGATAAGATATAAGCTTTGTATCTTTCTCAGAGAGAATATAAGTAGCTGTATCTTCATCATACTCTGGGTACTCGTGCTTTGCGAATGATACACGGGCAGAGTTTGTGATAGTGTGGTCACTGCCCATGTATTCTATGCAACTTGCTACGATATGCTTTTCCATTAAACTAGTCCTTGCCAGTTATCCCAACCTTTTACTTTTAAAGCGTCAATAAAGGTTGTTTCACAAAAGTTACGGTTGTGTCGCATGCAGAATGACATTACATCCTGCACGCATTGACGTGACACATTGTTATCTGCTAGTATTTCTACGAGCTCCACAAAGTGTTTGCGAGTCATTACAGCTCGCTCCTTAATGTTTCAATAATTGTATCAGATATTTCGCTTTCAATATCAGTCATACCGAGGATGTTTTCAACTTCGTGAGGCATTTCTTCCATGATGCTGCCTGCTTCCATACTAGTTGATTCTTGAAGTGTTTCTCTGAGTTGTTCAACGGAATTCTCAATTTTCCATTCTAGATCACATTTGAATGATTCAAGTTCATCCATTTGTGATTGCAGATTTTCCATTGCTGTTTCAAGAGAGTAAATCATTTTTGAGCCTTTCTAGCCGTGCTGTTTATCATAATCTTTGATTAGTAGGTTATCGCGACCCTGCCATTCGATACGTCGCGCTTGATACATTAAATCATCGTGTTTACGTTGTTGAGACGCAGTCATACCAGTTTTTAGTTCACGACGCATGATATGCATTGCGTTTGTATCTTCACCTACGTAAACATCGAAATGTGTAGCGTGACGTTGTGGTAAGTATGAGTAATAGGCAGCTTTATATTTCCAGCCGTCTTTTTCTGCAGCTTCTACACGTGGACCACGAGGCATGATTCGTACTCGTAGTATTGTAGCTGTGCTTCCTGGATGAAGTCGTAGCCATTTGCGTGCCACTTTGTTGTGTTCTTGCACGGTTGCTTTGATTTCTTTTAGGTCTTTATCTTTTAAGCTTGTGGTTGTACCACGGTAGTCAATGGTACGTGGTCCACCTTGTTTACTTTGCACATAGTGCATCGATCTGATCCTTTATAATATGTTTGAAGTAGTTTGCTACTGCGATACTGCAGATTGGCCCATTGTCAGAAAAGTCTTGCATTAACTGAGATAGTTGCTCTGCTGATTCAGGAGTTACTACTATGTTGTTACTGATTTGGTCAACGGTTTCTAGGACATTTTTAAGAGTAGTTACTTGTATATCTACAACACGTTGATCTGCTTCGAAGTTAGTCATTGCTGTGTCATAACCTTCATCATAACTAGCCATTTGACATTTTTCGACGCCTGCTTCGTAACCTTCATCATAACTAGCCATTTGAGATTCTTCGACGCC